GCCACCACTTATATGGAGGGTGGTGGCAAGAGCCACGTGGTGTTATTCCTGTGGACCCAAGCGGATATCGCTTGGGGCATGAATGGTCCGGCGGAGGCGCTCAAGCTGTGGGTGCTGGCCATGTTCATGATCTTTGCGCTTCAGGGCGCCATATGGCAGCTCGTGTGGCTGCTCATCACTACGGTAGGCGGCGCCATTGTCAGTGTCTGTGGCGCCGTCGCCGGTGTGTATGTCCAATGGAAGAAGTTCAGCAGTGAGTTGGCTGCAGGCACGACCGTCGCATCGGTCGTGTCCGCGGCTGGCGCTGTTGGAGCAATGGCCACCAATGTGGCCAAGATTGTGGAAGGTGCCCAGCGCGGCAGCGCTGAGGCCAGTCCAGGGCCTGAGGGCCCTGGACCGACCCCACCTCAGTGACTAGCTCTCCCCCGTGAGGGGGAGGGCTTGCCGCACTATTTGTGCGGCATACGTCCGATTTATTCGGACGTCGTCAGTGATCAGAGCATCTTAAGTGACTCTGACACTCTGTTGAAGAAGAACAATTATGTGCCCGACACACCTCATCTAGATGCCGCTGGCCCCATCAGCGGCTTAGTGCTCGGGCCTGTACTCACTGATGCCACCACGTATAACCATAAGGACGGCCGGAATTTGGCCGGAGCCATAAACAAGAATATACCACCGGACTTCGTGCAAAGCGACCTCAGATTGCACGAGTGGGCATTTCAATATGTCCTTGCCGAATTTAATGGCGAGGTCGATGCCCTCGGAGAAGGCTGCACGGAGATGGGATTTGTCCGAACCATCGAGGATGTGATAGCTCACGCACGAATCAAAGACGTCGCCAAGTCCAAGCGTTACCAGCACGCATATAATCAAGTGTTGAGTGGCGACGAATCCATGGACATTTCCACCATGCACCGCGGCAAATATCAGATCAAGCCCGAGGTGCTTAAGAGCGGTGCTGCACCGCGCGGCATCCTCAACCCAGAGCCAATTGCCGTGCTGTGCGCGTTGCAGGTCGTCTTGGCGCTCGAGTCATTCGTGAAGCGCCTCAGACCAACGTTCAAGGGCTATGATGCCCATGAGAAGCACATTCCAATTCAGCTGGCCGTCGACGCCGTTGGCAGCACTTTGTTTGTTGCACGGGACTGCACGGCCAGGGATGGTCACACGAATGACCTGGCGTATGCTGTGTTTACCACACTGCTGTGCCAGCTCCTCGGTCTCAGTTACGACTGCTGGGAGATGCGCGCATTTATAAGACAGGGCATGCGCGCCACCACGCCTCTGGGCCAGCTCGTCAGCAAACTCATGCGCTTGTACAGCGGGCTTGGGTTCACCAGCATCATGAATTACATCACCACGAGGTGTGACTCATTCATTGTCGCCAGGCACTTGGGCCTGCGACAGGTCGACTGGGCTGAGGTCCCTGAAGGTGACGACGGCGCTATGATATTGTCGCCTGGTGCGTTCGCCGCATTTCGCACCCACTTTCCCGATTCCGTCGCCCTTGCCGCATTTGGGCGCAGACTCGGCAAAGCCTGGAAACTTGAGGCATTGGGTGACCTGCTGAGCACGCCGCTGCCCATCGTTGGCGGTGTCGTTGTATACAACAATGATCGGTGGTACTTCTTTCCATCAATGGGCAGGTTTAGCTTCAAAGCTGGCCGGATGCACGTCTGCAACTTCGGCGACGTCGGCCAAATCCGTGGCCGCATTGCCGGTCGGTGTCAAGCATTACTTCACAGGTTCTCCTCCTTGCCTGTGTACGAAGCTTACGCCAAGTGCGTCAGGAGATCACTTGGGAGGCTGGCTAGTGGTCGGCCCACGTACGATCATGACGATGAGTGGACCATCAACGAGGGCCGCCGCGGTGGACCAATCACCGAGGACGTGCGCGCTGCTTTTGAGCGCGCCTTCGGCATGAGCCCCGAGCAGCAGCGCGACATTGAGCGCAAGTTTGACGCGACCACCGGGTCGCCTGATTTGCGCGATTGGTGGGCGCAGCAGCTGGAGATTGCCGGTGACCACATGGTCGCCATCGGGGCTCCAATAATTTAAGTATTATTAAAGCGCACTTGTCGTCCAACGGCGCCTACCGCACAGTTGAACCTTGTTGTCCAGCGTATATTCTGTTGCATTCATGGCGGTATTAAAGAAGACCAACCAACAGTCAAAGAAGAAATCCCAGGCCAGGGCCACGCCTCGGGTCAAGATTCAGGTGGCCCCACCTCCTCGCCCCCAGGCACCGAAGCGTAGTGGTCCGAAACACGTCAACCGGGCCCCTGGGGCGAAATCAACACCTGAGCGTGCATTGTTGTGTGCGCTGACTTCACCGTTCGATGACGACGCCTCCGGCGCTCGTGTCCTTGGACCGTTCGGTTTCCCGACTGTCACGCGTCGCATGAAGGCGACGTTTAGCGTTTCTGCTGACGCGAACGGCATTGTCAACGCGATGGTGTACCCGCACCCCACCGTTACGGTCACCACCATGTCCGCTGTTGCTCAGAACGCCATCACTGCCCCAGTCGTTGGCACGGTGGCTTGGCAGTCCAATTCTACCGGTGGCACCGTTGCTGTTCTCACAGGCCCGACTTGGGGTGGATTTGCCAGTTCGACAACCGTGGCCAATACTGTGTCCTCGTGGCGTGTTGTCGGCGGGGGCCTCCACATCATACCCACCGGGTCCTTTTCCACAACATCCGGCATCATATCGGTGGCACCAGTCCCTCTTCATGGTGAGCTCGTTATTCCACCGACCACCGGCACCACCATCACTTTCGATTCCAATGGCACGGGTTTTAATTTGTCTGACACTGCAGCGGCATGGCAGTGGCCGACGTTTCTGACTCAGAACACCGCCAGCATTAACATGACTGGTATTGATGCTCTTCCGGAGTCAAAGCAGTACTCCTTTGCTAAACTCTTGGAGAACGGCGGTATTGAGTCAGTGTTTCGTCAGACGTCCCCAGCGTGCCAGCAATTCAATGCTGCGAATGCTTACGCACTGACTAACGGTGCGGGCGTCGTCGTCGGTCAGGCCGGTATGACTTATGCCCCTGGGACTAATGCCAGCGAGAATTTCTTTGGTCACCCTCAGACGCAGACCTCTGGTCGCGTTGACGGGTGGTGCGGCATCGCCGTTTACGCCACTGGGCTTACTGCCAACCAGACCGTCGACTTTGAGGTGGTCCTTCATCTCGAGGGCGAGCCCCTCGTCTCCTCGTCATATGCGGGAACTCCTACGCTGTATGAGTCCGGCTTCAAGCCAGACCCCATCCCCACAAGTGTCGTCGAGAAGTACATGATGGCGGCGCTTCGCAGCCCACCAGTCAGGCTCATCGGCGAGGCCTTGAAGACCCGGGCAGTCGCCGGTGTCACTGCCCTTATGGCCGCACTGTAGGCCTGTCAGTGACGTATCGTGGTAGTCCACGTCAGCTTTCAGCCAGGTACTG